AATCTTTGACATAAAGACATGAAGGTCCTAGCCATAGATATAGGATTCCACAATATGGGTCTCGTCCTCGCTGAGTGTGGGAATGGACCGGTGATAGAAGTTGAGTACATGAAAAAGGTGAGTTTGGAAGACTACAAATACATTTACAGTAATGACTTTGTTGACTTGGTTCCTTTATTTGTAGATGACCACAGAGATGTGTTTGACAAGGCTGAGAGAATCCTTATAGAGAGACAACCACCCCAAGGCTTTACGAATATTGAGATTCTGCTACACTATATGTTCAAAGATAAGGTTCTGTTAATTTCACCCCTGACTATACACGCACACTTTGGGATGGGTCATTTAAACTACGAGGAGCGGAAGGAGCGCGTTCTCGTAAAGATGGGGAAGTATATAGACTTGAATACGATTCCGTATGAGAGGAAACACGATATAGCGGATGCGTATTGTATGCTTTTGTATTACAATTTTAAGAGTAGTGTCCACTTTTTTGATCGATTTCGTTTCTCCCGTGGTTCTACCACGTCAGAGGTGGAGGAAACGTGATGCGCACCCGAAACGTCCATCATGCTTTGGAAAGACGGATTTTCTTTATCTCACTTAGATCATTAAAAAACCTATCAAAGTGCCCCAACCTGTATTGTACAAAGGCCCATAAAGCGAAAAAAACGGTTTTGGTGAACTTACTCGCATCGTTATCATCCATCTTGTAGATTGGACCAACGACACGACCGATAAACGTTTCATCCTTTTTTTTACCCGTGAAATACATTTCAGCCTGTGTCATGGCACATGTGTCATCATTTACTGACCAATGATAAAATAGGAAGGGTATCAAAATCGAATAGAACTCAAGGTTTCTCTGATTATTTGTAAATGGAATAACTAATATACCTATCAGAAAAATAAGATGAATCAGAAAAATTATATTCATCTATTATATAATGACCGAAGAAAAAAAGATTTCCAGAGAGGATATGCGCTTGTCATGGACGGATGGTCATGAGAATATACTGAAGCAGTGGGGTGAGGCCTCCGCGTGCTATAGGTATATGCACCATCGCGCGTTTTTCATATACAGACGTTCTAGTATTCGTTTTACTTTACCCGTCATTATACTGTCTACTATAACTGGGACCGCGAACTTCGCCCAGGGTACCTTCCCAGAGAATGTACAGTCGTTTGCTCCCTCATTAATTGGTGGTTTAAACCTAACCGCGGGGCTCATAGCGACTATATCCCAATTCCTCAAGATTAATGAACTCATGGAAAACCATAGAACAGCTGCGTTAGCTTTTGGTATGCTTTCCAGAAATATCCGTCTTATGTTAGCCCTAGACAGAGGGGAGCGTAGTAAAGAGGGTTTAGATTTCGTCGGTGAATGTAAAACAGAGTATGACCGCCTCTTGGAACAATCACCCTCTATACCCAAGTCTGTGTTGAGGCAGTTTGAAGATGAGTATCCCCTGGACAATGTATTTACCAAACCAGAGATTCTCAATGTACGTTCAATTCCACTACTCACTTTACCGAGGACGATAGATCCAATTGAGGCGATGACCGCCGGAACCCCCCTCGAGAAGATAGGTAAATTCTTATCGAAAAAGGATGAACCACCACCCGCTGGATTCTTCGGACCCTCCTTGGGTGATGATGAAGAAGAGGAGGAGGAAGCTACACCCGAGGAGACTGAAGAAGATGTAGACGTCGAGCAAGGTAGATCAGAATAATAATCATCGTCAGGTTCGTCAATAAACTACACGCAACGTATGGTACAATTTTCCTTTTTAAAGGTTCTACGATACGTTTATGTAGTGCGTCATTCTCAAGCACCAAATCTATTGCCTGATTAGTAAGATCATCGATGGATTCTTTCATTAAAGTAGTGCCACAAAAAAAAGAACCCACTGTGACGACAATCCACACCAAACAGATTGAACTCGTTCGTAGGTACTTGGCGGAGGGTAAAAATGTTTTCATCTGTGGGGCTTCTGGGGTTGGTAAATCCTACATTCTCCGGGAAGCTTTGAGGAATACCCAACACGTCGAGTTACAGAGTGAACACCTGAAGAGTAAATCCTATTTTTTACCATTCATTAAATCAACGAATAAGAATGTATTTATAGACGACTACGATCCCATTTTTAAACCAATCATAGCGGCGGTTTCAGATGGCACCCCTCTCACACGTGGCTCCCTCCTTGTCACGACAACCAGTATGTGTATGTACCCAAAATTCGAGACGGTCTTCATCCCCAAACATAAACCAGAAACTCTACTCTCTTTGGTCGAGAACAAAGATAAGGCGTATAACGCGGCTGTGAGATCCCAAGGAAATATTAGAAACTTCTTCACCTACCTGGATGGCTACGATGAAATGGATGTCTTCAAAACACCCAAAGAATTTATAACAGATATACTGATCGACCCAAATCCGGTACAAATATATGACACCATAAGCGAACATGGCCATATGTGGGATATATTTCAAGAAAACTACCTCGACTCGGTGGGTGTAGATAGTGTCAAAGCCTCTCGCGCATTTTCAGATGCCGATTATTACGATAGCCATATTTATACATCGGGAAATTGGAATCTCATGCCGTACTTTGTTCTAAACGCCCTCACCATACCAAAGACTGCATTAGGTCGCCCCCTCGTGAAGGAAAGGATTAGACCCGGAAGTTGCTGGACGAAATATGGAAACTTTAGGATGAGAAAGCAAAAGTTCAACGAGATTAATAAAAAATCACCATGTGGTTTGGGGATTGAGGAACTATGTCTATTAAAGACGTACGCGGAGAAAGGAAACTTGGAGCCGCTCCTTAACTATAAAATCACCCCACAAGATTTTGATGTCATTAATCACCTCGCTGTCGGAAGTAGCTTAAAATCAAGAGACGTATCGAAAGTAAAGAAGGCGTTGAAGAATGCATACGAACGAGGATGATACAGAAACTGAAGCCGAAGAATGTGTTCGAGTTGTGGGGAATGAGATTTTCTTTTATGGGACGATTGACCGAGATAATGCTTTGGAATTCGTTGAGAACTTCAAGAAACTTGAAATAGAACTTCTCAAAAAAAAGGCTGAGCTTATCGGATACGAACCAGAGATCCGCGTCCACATCATGAGTGAGGGTGGTGATATTTTTTCGGGCTTCAACATGATGAATGTTTTGGAAAGTTCCCGTGTAAAGGTCATCACTATCGCACAAGGATCGTGCTGTAGTGCGGCAACATTTGTCTTACTTGGTGGCGCCGAGAAACGAATGGGTAAGGATGCTTACATCCTCATTCACCAGATCTCCACGGAGTTCTGGGGCAACTTCCAAGAACTCAAACACGAACTCAAGTCGTCTGAAAAGTTCATGAAGAGAATCAAGAAGATGTACCTCTCCAAGACTGAAATCCCCGAAAAGAAATTTAAGCGCCTCATGAGGAAGGACCTGTACCTAACCCCCGAGAAGTGTCTCAAATATAAGATCGTTGATCGCGTTGACTGATGTTGATGTACCTTTTGTAAAGACCGAGTACACATAAAATAATAAACACCACACAAAATGTATTTACGTTCATAGGAACGGGAGAAGCTTCCGGAGGCCTAAGTCGTTCCATTCTACCATAATTTACAACCGGTATTTCGGACATCTAATTAAAGTTGAGAAATTAAATATGACTACAATGGAACGACTTATCAGAAAAGACAAAAACGGTCGTGAGAGGTTCACTGACATTCACGTTGAGGACCTGGGAGATGGAACCGCTGACATCGTAAAGAGTACTGGTATGGTGGGAACTGAAAAGGCTGCAGTTTCCAGAACCAATGTCAAGACTGGCTACGAAAAGGCATGTGCCCGTGCTCGGACCATGTGGAACAATGAGCACGTCAAGGGTGTCCAGGTGATGCCCATGTTGGCCAACAAGTGGGAGGAACGCCACAAGTACATCTCCACCCCCTTCTACGTTCAACCCAAATTGGATGGGGTCCGCCTCCTCGTTTCCAAAGACGGTTGCTTTTCCAGAACTGGTAAGCGTGTCGAGGGTCTCGACCATCTCAGTGATGGACTGAGGGAGGGTGAGTTCTTAGATGGAGAGTGCTATGCACCCGATATGACGTTTGAGGAAATCACAAGCATGTTCAAGACCAACCCCACCAAGTTGAACTTTTACATATTCGATTACTTCGATCTCGAACGCCCCGAACTCACCTTTGAGGAGAGGATGGATTGTGTCAACGTCGAAACCAAACTCCTCAAGAAGAAGTCTGACGTGGAAAAGTGGCACGATCACTTCGTGGACCAGGGCTACGAGGGTATCATGATTAGGGAGGCCTCCAGCACCTACGAAGTTGGGAAGAGGAGCAACTACCTCCTCAAGTTTAAGAAATTTCAGACGGAGGAATACGAAATTGTCGGGGCCAAGACGGGGCATGGGAGGGATGCCGATGCCGTCGTTTGGGTGTGTAAATTGACCAATGGTCGAGAGTTTAATGTCAGACCCGAAGGCACGATTAAACAGAGAGAGGAACACTACAGGGACAGGAAGAAGTACATGGGTAAAATGCTTACCGTTAGATTTCAAAACCTAACTGACCTGGATGTACCGAGATTCCCCGTTGGTGTGGTAATTAGAGATTATGAATAATGTTGTAATACATAAATGGCTCGTATCGCAATTGATGTCGATGAAGTTTTAGTCAATTTTCTATATCC